GGTTCTTTTCACACCAAAGCCGGTCAACAGGATTACGATATGACAGCATGGGCAAATGCTTCTGCATCATTATCGGCCGGAGATACAATTGAGATTAAGAGGGTATTCTACGAATCACCCCCGGCCATCGTTCGTTACTTTGATCCTTATGCAGGAACAGGAACGGGTATGATGAACCTCCTAGATACATTCGGATGGGGTAACTACTCACCGGCCATTAACTTCCTTCTGATGCCAATCAACTATGATCTTCAGAAGATACAGGCTATTGAGTTTAACGACCAAATCAGAAAGTCTCAATACTCGTTTGAATTAGTAAATAACAGATTAAGGCTTTTCCCAATTCCAACCGTAAACGGAGGAAAAATGTACTTTGAGTATATTAAAAACTCAGAGAGAAACAATCCTATAATGGCAAATTCAGCAGGATTAGTTTCAAACGTGTCTAATGTTCCTTATGCAAATCCAAAGTACATTCAAATTAACTCTATTGGAAGACAGTGGATTTTTGAATATACTTTAGCGTTAGCAAAAGAGATGCTTGGATACGTTAGAGGAAAGTACGGCACTTTGCCAATCCCAGGAGCCGAAGTTACCTTAAACTCAGCAGACCTAATTACTGCAGCAACTGCTGAAAAGAACTTGCTTTTAGACAGATTAAGGTCTTACTTAGAAGAAACTTCAAGAGAGAAACTACTTGAGAGAAGATCCTTAGAAGCTGATTACAAACAAAAAGAATTAAACCTGGTTCCCCAACCAATATTTATAGGATAATGAAATTAAAAGACCTACTAAACGAAGTAACCTATTCAATGTACCAGTCCCTGGTATACGTTGAATTCTCAGACGAAACAAACATTACTGATATCGCTCAGTTAATCAGAGGTTTGAGATACGTTACAGTTGTAAACAACAAAACAGATAAAGAAGATCTTAATCCTAGAGGATTGCTTCAACTAAAAGTAATTACTTTAAAACCAGGGGCAGAAACGTTTGAGTTAATTAAAAAAGAAGCATTAGCAACTATACCTACTCTAAAGAAATTTAAATACAGTACCAAACAATTACAAAAAATTGAGGAGATCTAAATGGCTTTATTTGGAAGTAAAAGAGATGTTTTACTGATCAATAGTATCAACCGTGAGTTATTACCAGACATTATAACTCAGCAGGTAGGGTATTATAAAGTTAGTCTTGGAGCTTCACAGACCAATATGTACGGAGAAGCTACTAATAAATTTTTTAGCGAACCGGCCTTAGTGAACTGCTTAGTAACCAGAGGAGATCAAGCTTGGTCAGCAACCAATGGATTTGGACCAGATTTAAATAGAACAGTTTCCTTTGCATTCTTTTTAGAAGATTTAAGAGACCTTGAAATACTTCCGGAAGTTGGAGACGTTATTTTCTGGTACGAAAACTACTATGAAGTAGATGGGGTAGTTGATAACCAATACTTCGTAGGAAAAATACCGGAATACTCGTATTCTGAAGGGTTGAATCAATTCGGTTCATCAATTAGTATCGTTTGTTCAACTCACCTTGAACCTGCGGATAAACTAGGCATAACCAAAGAAAGAATGTAATGGCAGATAAGATTAGAAAACCGGTACCAAAGAACCAAAGGGAGATTTCTATCTCTCAACAGACTCCGTTGTTGGATAATCCAAACAATGCGGTAGTACCGTTGCCGATATTTGCTAATCAAAATGATCCAGCGACAGCTAAGAATTACCGTGCAGAACAGATCTCAGTAAAAGGAGATACTAGTAAAGACTACACCGTCGGTATTGGAGATATAGATGAGACTATTGCTTATTACTTCAATAACGTAATTAAACCCCAGGTATACCAGAACGGAACTACGATTCCGGTACCAATCGTTTACGGAAACCCTGAAAGATGGAAAGCAGTTCAGAAAGACGGGTACTACAGGGATAAAAATGATAAAATCATGTGTCCTATCATCATGTTTAAGAGAACATCGTTAGACAAATCCTACGTTGTTGGTAATAAACTAGATGCAAATAACCCAAATAACTACGCAATTGCAGGAAAAGCATACCAGAAAGGCAATACTTACTCTAATTTTGACTTATTAAACAACAGAAAACCGGTAACTACTTACCAAGCAGTGGTTATTCCGGATTATGTTACTTTGAATTATGAATGCGTTATCTGGACTTACTATGTAGAGCAGATGAACTCAATCGTTGAAGGAATCAACTACTCATCAGATTCGTACTGGGGAGATCCTAGTAGATTTAAATTCCGTGCAAGAATAGATTCTTTTGCTGATAACACAACAGTGAATCAAGGGGAAGAAAGGCTCATCAAGACAACTTTCAATATTAAGATGTACGGATATATAATCCCTGCTGTAATTAACAAGGAATTGGTGGCAACTAAGAAGTTTTTCTCCAAAGGCAGGGTGAATTTCACTACCGAAGTGGTAGGTGATATCAATGACGTTCAATAACTTTTTGAAGGTCTAATTACTATTTATATTAGAACTATCTAACAAACTAAAATAAAATGGCAGAAACTTTATTATCACCTGGTGTTTTAGCAAGAGAAAACGATCAGTCGTTCTTGACCGCCCAGCCTATTCAGGCCGGAGCAGCCATCTTAGGACCTACAGTTAAAGGCCCTACAGTACCGACTGTTGTTACTACTTACTCACAATACCAAAACATCTTTGGAACTCTGGTTCAATCAGGTTCAGATTTTTATACCTATTTTACCTCAATAGCGGCATACAACTACTTCCAAAACGGCGGTGATTCTTTGTTGGTAGGTAGAGTTACAAACGGTACTTACACAGGAGCAACTTCGTCTATGATGACCACAGGGTCAGGCGGACCTTCTTCTGGATTAGCTCCTTTTGTATTAGAAACCTTATCTAAAGGAACCATTATGAACAGCACTTCAACTGAAGGTACTAACAATACTTTAACTTCAGGATCTGCTGACAACATCAGATGGGAAATTGTTGCTTCTAACTCAGCATCAGGAACTTTCGGATTATTAATCAGAAAAGGTGATGATACTGGTACTTCTAAAGTTGTTTTAGAAACATGGACTAACTTATCATTAGATCCTAAAGCTTCTAATTACATTTCAAGAGTAATTGGAGATCAAGCTCAAAACATTGCAACAGACGGTTCAACTTATTACATTCAAACTTCTGGTTCTTATGCTAATGCTTCTGCTTACGTAAGAGTGAAGGCTGTTAACTTCCAAACTCCAAACTACTTCGATAACAACGGAACTGCTAAGGCTCAATACACCGGATCTATTCCAACTGCTTGTTCAGGTACTTTTGGTGCAGCTACAGGAACTCCTTTCACTCAAAGAGAGGCTAAGTTCTACGAAAACGCTGGTTTAACTGCTAACGCAGATTCACAAGGTGTTACAGGTAGCGATTACGTTACTATGTTGAACTTACTTGCCAATCCTGACGAATACAGCTACAACGTAATTTCAATGCCAGGTTTGAACAGAGTAAGTGCTGCAACTCAAATCTCTTCAGTAGTAACTAACGCACAAGACAGGGGTGACAATATCGCAGTAGTTGATATGGTTCCTTACGGAACTGCTTTGAACACAGTAACAGGTCAAGCATTAGGAATGGATACATCTTACGGTGCAACTTACTGGCCTTGGGTACAAGCAGCAGATCCTACTACAGGTAATGCAGTATGGGTACCAGCTTCTACTTTAATTCCTGCAGTTTATGCATTTAACGATAACTCAACTGAGGCTTGGTTTGCACCTGCTGGATTCAACAGAGGTGGATTATCTACAGTAGTAAGAGCTGAAAGAAAATTAACTCAAGGTGACAGAGATACTTTATACCAAGGTAATGTTAACCCAATTGCTACTTTCCCTAACCAAGGTGTTGTAGTATTCGGTCAGAAGACATTACAGAAGAAAGCTTCTGCTTTGGATCGGGTAAACGTTAGAAGATTGTTGATCACAGTTAAAGATTACATTTCTCAAATTGCTGACAACTTGGTATTCGAACAGAACACCATCGCAACCAGAAATAGCTTCTTGTCTCAAGTTAATCCTTATTTGACTTCAGTACAACAGCGTCAAGGTCTTTTTGCTTTCAAAGTAATCATGGATGACTCTAACAACACTGCTGATGTAATCGACAGAAACCAGTTAGTAGGTCAGATTTACTTGCAGCCTACCAAGACTGCTGAATTCATTTACCTTGACTTTAATTTAACACCAACAGGAGCTACATTCCCAGGTTAATTTGAACTACCAAAGAATCTATAACCAACTAATAGAAAGGGCTCAATTAAGAGCCCTTCCTGTTGGTACATACTATGAAGTACACCATATACAGCCAAGATCTGAAGGAGGTACTAACGAGATATCAAATTTAGCAAAGTTAACAGCTCGAGAGCATTTTTTAGCTCACTGGTTGTTAGTTCGAATAGAACCAACATCGGCAAGAGTTTTTTCTTTTAATATGATGTGTAACTTAGGACCTGCACAGCGACTACATCAGTACACCCCTTCTAGTCGAGCAGTTGCAGAAGCCCGGGAACGACATAGTAGACATATACAGAAAATTATGAAAGGAAAACAGGTCTCTGAAGAAACCCGTGCTTTAATATCAGAAAAGAAAAAAGGATGGGTACCTTCTAAAGAGTGGAGAAAGCAAAAAAGCGATTCCCTAAAAGGAAGAAAAATTTCAGAAGAACAAAAACAGCAGATATCAGCTACGTCTAAGGGACGAAAAAAACCAGATGGGTTTGGTGCTAAAATCGCTATAGCAAATAAAAAATTAAAATCAAAAGGTACCTATATAACACCAGCAGGAACTTTTACTACAGCAGAAGAAGCAGCTAAAGCAAATAAATGTACAGCTACAACTATCTGGAACAGGTGTAAAAATACTAATTTTTCGGAATGGGGATTAATTGTAAAATAACACTATTTATAATCAAATATAAACATAAAACAACATGGCAGTATTAAATCCAAACGAGGTGTTTTTCACCGCCTTTGAACCCAAAGTAGCGAATAGATTTATAATGTATGTGGATGGTATTCCTTCGTACTTCATCAAAGGTGTAACCGGAATTGAAGTAACTGCTGAGGAAATCAAGTTAAACCACATTAACGTATACAGAAAAGTAAAGGGCAGAAACGCATGGTCAGATATTTCAATGACTTTGTACGATCCCATTACTCCTTCTGGTGCTCAAGCCGTAATGGAGTGGGTACGTCTTCACCACGAATCAGTAACAGGTAGAGATGGTTACAGTGACTTCTACAAGAAAGACTTGACTATCGACATCTTAGGTCCTGTAGGTGATATCGTTTCAGAATGGATCGTTAAAGGAGCATTCATTAAGTCTGCCAAGTTTGCCGATCTTAACTGGGATACTGATGCAGAAGCACAGAACATCAACCTGACCATCGGAATGGATTATTGCATCTTGAACTTTTGATGCAATTTTAAACTTCTACTTTCTTTACATACAAAGAGCCCTCTATTTACTACAGAGGGCTTTTTTATTGTTAAAAGTTTTAAAATACCGGATTTATATATATTTATAAAAGAATAGTTATAACAAGAAGTATATGTCAGAATTCAGCATGCCTACCGAAATAGTAGAATTACCCTCTAAGGGACTTCTCTATCCAGAATCAAATCCTTTATCCTCAGGTAAAATTGAGATGAAGTATATGACTGCAAAAGAAGAAGATATCTTAACCAACCAATCCTACATTGAGAATGGAACAGTTTTAGATAGACTTTTAAAATCGTTGATTGTTTCTAAAGTAAATTATGATGATTTAGTTGTTGGAGACAAAAATGCAGTTTTAGTTGCAGCCAGAGTTTTAGGTTATGGAGCAGATTACAGCTTTACCTACAACGGAAAGACCTACAGTGTAGATTTATCGAAGATTGAAAATAAACCTTTCGATGAAAGCCTAATTACCGCAGGAGTAAACGAGTTTAAGTTTACTTTGCCGAGTACAGGAACAAACATAACTTTCAAAATCTTAACACATAAGGACGAAGAAGCAATCAAAAGAGAGTTGGATGGGTATAAGAAGATTAGTAAGGATGCAAGTCCTGAGCTTTCTACTCGTTTAAAGTACATGATTACATCGGTAGAAGGAAATAAAGAAGCTAAGACTATCAGAGAGTTTGTAGACACTAGATTACTTGCCAGAGACTCTAGAGCTTTAAGAACTTACATTTCTCAAGTTCAACCAGACACAGATTTAAATTTTTATCCAGAAGACAGTGACGCTCCGGTAGCTATACCGGTGGGGATCTCCTTTTTTTGGCCTGACGCCTGAGACAGTTAGTCAGGCAAGGATGAATTTGTTTTCCGAGATACATGAGATAGTGTTTCACGGCCAGGGAGGGTATGACTATAATACAATCTACAGTATGCCATTATGGTTAAGGAAATTTACTTTCAGTAGAATTCAAGAATATTACGATAAACAAAACGAACAAACAAAAGCTGCAAGTAAGAAAGGTAACAGTACATCCTTGATGGATTCCTCAGGAAATGTAAATAAAATGGAAGCCTTTAAGATGAATCCCGGGAAAGTAGAGTATAAGTAAAACTTGGAGTCTCAAATATTTATAACATATAAACGATGACTCCGGAAGAAATAAAACTGTTACAGGAAGAAAATAGACTTCTAAGAGAAGGAAAAAACCTACAGCAGGAGAGTTATGATATTTCTGTACGTGTTGTTGAGTCATTAAAAGAGGTTCTAGGTATTAGAACAAGGCAAACTACCTTTGATCAGAACTTATTAAATACTAATAAGAAAATATCAGATGCTATTCTGAACCAAAAGACAGGGTTATCATCAGTTAAAGATATTACAAAACAAATTCAGAAGAATAAGGAGTTAATCCTTAAAGCTGATTTGCAAAATAAAGCAATACTTGCTTCCCTAACAAAAGAAGAGAGGGATAAATTAAAAGTAGCAGAAAAATCTTTGCAGAGTGTTGAAAAACTAGCTGCTAAAGAAGCTAAGATGTTACAGTCTGCTGCAGAGGGAAAGAAAATTAGTGCATCTAAGCTAGCAAGACTACAGACACAGATTGCCACAGAGGAAGCTATTCTCAGTACAAATGTTGAAGCTTTAGGTACTCAAGCAAGACAGCTACTATACTCAAAAACAAACACCGAAGAACTTAAAAAACAACTTGTACTTCGTGAAAAAGAATTAGGTATACAGAAACAACTGGATGAAAGTCTAGGAGCAGCTGGTAAATTGACAGAGTTTCTTGGAAGAATACCGGGCGTAGGTAATGCAGCAAAAGAAGCTTTAGAAAAAGTTACAAAAACTTTACAAGAGGCTAAGCAGAACGGACAAGGAACTTTCTCAAAGTTAGATTCTCTTCGACTACTAGGTGATGAACTATTTGTCAGCCTGAAGAAAGGTTTAACAGATCCTTTAGTACTAGGTCTTGCAGTTGTTGGAACCCTAGTTAAAAAAATGTTCGACCTGAACAAACAAGCAGTTGAGACAGGAAGAGCATTAGGGTATGCTAAAACCGAGTTAACTGATTTAACTACAGAACTAAACGTTGCAGCAGTAACATCGGGAGAGTTTTTAGCAACTAATGTTGATTTACTAAAGACATTACAGCAGATTACCGACCAGTTAGGAGTACAAGGAGACCTTTTAGGATCCAAAAACATCGTTGGTGCAACAGTTCTAAGAGACCAGTTAGGGTTATCCGCAGAAGAAGCAGTAAATTTAGCAGCTAGTTCAGCAATCACAAGACAGAATGTACAGGATGTTGCCGATCAAGCTTATAACGCAGTTGATGCTTTTAACTTACAGAACAAAACAGCGTTAAATGCCCGTACCATTTTACAAGAGACTGCTAAGGTATCCAAGGATCTAGGTGCAAGATTTGCATTTAATACATCTGAGATAGCGAAGGCAGTAACAGAGGCTAAGAACCTTGGATTAACTTTAAATGAAGTAAGCGGAATTGCAGACAATTTATTACAGTTTGAATCTTCAATAACAGCAGAACTTGAAGCTGAATTACTAACAGGTAAAGATTTAACTTTAGAAAAAGCAAGACAGCTTGCTTTAAATAACGATTTAGCAGGACTTGCAAAAGAACTAGAAGCACAAAATGTTTCAACATTGGAATATTCTAAAATGAATAGATTCCAGCAAGAGGCCATAGCTAAAGCAGTCGGAATGACTACCGAACAGTTAGGTAAGTCTTTATACCAACAGGAATTAAACAACCTAAGTGCTGAACAGTTTAAAGCTATTTACGGAGAACAGAACTACGAGGCTGCAAAACAGGTATCTATTCAACAGAGACTTGAAAAAGCAATCACAAAAGTAGCTGATGCATTGACTCCAGTGTTAGAATTATTTGCATCTTTAGCAAGTAATGCTGGCCTACTTTACGGAAGTATTGCATTAATTGGAGCTATTTCCTTAGCTAGAACTATTGGAAGCTTAGCAATCATGGCAAGTACTTTAACTGCCGGAGCAGTAAGTGCAGCAGGAGTAGCTTCAGCATTAACGCTTGGAGTAGCTGCAGTTGCTATTATAGGTGGAATTGCCGCAATTGTTAGCGCATTATCATCCTCAAACAAGTCAGCACAGTCGGTACAAGACGGAGTTACAGCACCAGGAAAAGGACCTTTTACTATCACAGATAAGTTTGGAGCAACAGCAATCACAGATGCCAGAGATGGAATCGCAGTATCACCAAACATCAGAAGAACTTCTGGAGAGACTAGAACGGCTACGTTAGATGTTGCACCAATGATTTCAGAATTGAAAGCAGTTAAAGATGTTTTAGGTAAGATCTTAACAAAAGAAGGTAGTGTTAGAATCGACAGCACCAAAGCAGGTACAGCATTTAGTATGGGAACTTCCAAACTCCAATAACTAAATATTTATAATAAAGCAATAAATAATGGGACTATTATCAAAATTACAAACTCAAGGATCTACATTGACTAATTTAGATGGAGCTACACCAACCGGATACTATGATATCGGAGGAGTAACCAACTACCCTAAGCAATTAGCAGGATCTCAATTAGATTTAGACGGTAAAAAACCGGTTGAATACGATCAGGTTTCAAAATACCCTGAAGATCTAAAAAAATCACAGTTAGACCTTGACGGATTAACACCAAAGATCGCAGGAAAATATCCATATTTAGACAACTTACCTAAGTAATGGGATTAATCGACCTGAAAACTGATCTGAAGAGTTTAAAATACTCTAAAGACAGGATAGGTGGAGGATCAAGCAATCAACCGTTTGTCCAAAAATCTATACCTGATGGGTTTGATGCGGTCGGAAATACAGGAGGATTAGATGTTTTAACCCGTGGTGGTTCTTTAATCTTTCAAAGCATTGCAGATGATGCTTCTAGATTAACTAAGTTATTATTAACACCGGATACCTTCCAAGGACCTGCTTTTACAATTAAGCAGAATGTACTTTCCAGGCAAAACGTTCAGACTCAAGCTAGTCCCAAGGGTCTAAACCAAGGTGCTTATTTACCGACCAGTACAATTGCTCAGGCAATAGTTAATGCTGAAGGATTACACTTTAATACTTTCGGTAAAAATCCTATTCCAGGCAGTATAGGGAGTTTAACCACATACTCAGATGTAGTAGAGGGTAGCTTCCTTAGTCCGGGTATTAAGTCTCTTGCCAACAACAGGCTTTTAAGATTTACAAATACTTTTGTTAATAGCCCAACATTAGATAATACTCTATATAGCTACCCAGGCGGACCTGGATCTATTTTAGGGATTGGCAAAACCAGAATTACCATCCCAGGTGAGCAAAGAACAGGTATTAACCGAGACAATGTAACATCAGGAACAATAAGAACAGGTGTTACACTCAATTTAACAGACGGCTTATATAAAATCAACGGGTTTAAAGACCTTAATGAGTTATTAGGAGCTTCTAATTCTGCAGGTTTACAAGCAGACTTTCCTGGAGCTTCTAGAGGAACAAACACATTAATTACCCCTAAGACAGCACCTAAGGGAGATAGAGTTACAGGAATTAATAGTACTGAAAACTCTAGATATACAATTATTTCTGATTTAAATACTGATGAAAATGTTAGTCTTTTTATACCTAACATAACACCAGACGGACTTTACGAAGGAAACAAACCATCGGCTAGGGAAAAAGCAATGGGTACAACTCCGTTTACCGGAACTGAAGACCTTACAAAGCCAACATCAGAAGCTAATAAACAAACACAAGCACAGCCTAATTTACAGAGCTACACTTATACACAAGAACAGTTACAGCAAGCACCTTCTTATAGAACAAGTGCAAATATTCAAGATTTTAGAAAGCAGTTAAGAAACATAAACAACCCAGATGCAAAAGCAGTGGGTGCTAACGTATTAGCTCCTTCTTACACAGATCAGAATATTGAAAAAAGAGTACATTTAGGAAATCCTGGACTGAAAGGTGACGTAAGTGATTACAGTAAAGGTAAAAAAGACATTATAACAGGTAATAGGTTAGGTGCACTCGATAAAATAAACGCCCTACCTCTATATCAATCTGACACAGTAGCTAAAGATAATGAAAAAGACGTTAATGATTTAGTTAAATTTAGAATTGCAGTAATGGATTCAAATGGAACAAACACAGCAGCAAGTGCTGACTCACAAACGATTCAAACATCTCAAGTTAAGACCTTTATTCATTTTAGAGCATTTTTAAATAACATAAGCGATAACTTCACTTCTGATTGGGAAGCACACAAGTATGTTGGTAGAGGAGAAAATTTTTACACTTATAATGGCTTTGATAGAAAAGTTTCCTTATCTTGGACAGTATACGCTCAATCAAGAGAAGAGCTCATTCCAATGTATAAAAAACTTAACTACCTAGCATCTTCATTAGCACCGGATTACAACAACGGTTTTATGAGAGGAGTGTTAGTACAGTTAACTATCGGAGGTTATTTTTACAACCAACCCGGATTTATTACAGGGTTAACTTACGACCTAACAGAAGAATCAACCTGGGAAATAGGAATCAACGATAAAGGCTTTTCAGACCCTACAAATAGAGGGGATGATTTAGTAAAAGAATTACCTCACATGATTAAAGTATCAAGCTTTAACTTCACACCGATTCACAGATTCATACCAGAAGTTCAGAAAAACAGAGCCGGATCTTTTGTAACAACTACAGGATTAGGAAACGGACCTCAAAGGTACATTGCTTTAGATAGCGGGTATGACAATAATTATGACAGTGGACCTAAAGTGGAAGCAGGACCGTTAACAATACCGCCAGATTCTCCCGACTATGGATTTAGGGGATAAGTAAAACATGGATAGATACCAAAACATACCACAAACAAAGTATAGTGGAAAACGAGCTTATAGAACTTCTCGTTATCCGGAAATACCTTTGAACGAAAATGATATTTACGTTATTACAACCGTTGGAGATCGTTTTGATTTATTAGCCCAGCAATACTACGGAGATAGTTCACTATGGTGGGTTATTTCAACTGCAAACCAAGAACTAAAGCAAAACTCGCTTATACCACCTCCGGGAAATCAAATAAGAATACCTTACAACCCAACTGAAGTAGTTAATGAATTTAATGCAATAAACTTGTGATATGGGGAACATTACAGGAGAAGGTTTTAGACCACACGTTGCAGCCCAGATAGAACAGAGGCAAAAACAGCTTGGAGATACTTCAAGATCTGATTTACAGTTATTACAGCAAAATGCAAACTCAGCTTGGATAAAGCTTACCTCAGCTGTTGTAATTAAATACCCAGAAAAGTTTCCATATAAGGATCCCGACATAGCTAAAAGATATAGCCTATTTGGAGGCACTTTAAAAGACGGTTCTGTATTGGGAGGATTAGATTCATACAATGCTTTTGACTTTGAACAAGGCCCAAGACCAGCCCCAGGTATCGTTTCTTTTGAAACTAAGAACCGCAACAGAGGGTCAGTTAGAGAATCAACAATACAGCTGAGAGCTTACAACAGAAAGCAATTTGAATTACTAGACCTACTATACCTAAGAATAGGGTATTCAGTATTCATTGAATTTGGAAACAGTTTATATTACGATAACAGCGGAAACTTTAGAAACTTCAAGGACACAGATACGTTAACATCTAAGTTCTTAAACAACACATACGTAGGTGATCAAGCTAAGTTACTTATCGATATTGAACAGAAGAAACTAGATACATCTGCTAACTACGATGCAATTTTTGGAAGAGTAAGCAATTTTACTTGGAGCTTCCTTGCAGACGGATCTTATGAGATTACCTTAGTTGTAATGAGTTACGGAGATGTTATTGAATCTCTAAAAATGAATGTTATGCCGGAGGATAGTCCCAGCGGTGTATTAACTCAAGAACAGAAAAAACAAGAAGCACAAGCTAAAGCAGATCAACAAGCAAAACTTGCAGATGCTAAGACAGATTACGAAGTTATTGATATCTTAAAAAACATTAGCGCTTTAGGTCGATTATTCTATGACATTAGGCAGGATTTAATTAAGACAACAACAAACGGAACTTTTAGATGTAGGTCTTTAGCTACTGCCAATCCTTTTAGGATTAAAGGAGGTCGGTATAAAAAGTATGATGCAATAAAAATCTACAATGCAGAAAGTAATGAAATTTACTTTTACATCAGGTTTGGAGCATTACTTCAGTACATGTGGGATACAAATATGATCTATGTAGATGCTACTGCACAGAACCCGCTTATTACTTTAGATAACGATCCTGCAACTAATCTTATATACAAAACACCTTATACGGTTTCTGCTAACCCACAAATCTGTGTTGTCAGAACTCCGGTAGAGTTACTCAATGCAGCCGGAGGAGAAATATTTCCACAAATTCCAGATGAGGCAATCTTCCAAGATCCAACATTCCAGGATGCAGGAAGGTTAATGAATGTGTATGTTAATATGGCGTACATACTAAAAGAAATAAATGGGTTAAAAGATAGTAGTAATAAAGTACCTGTTTTTGATTTACTAAAATCAATCTGTAACGGCATACAAAGTTCATTAGGAGCACAAAATAAATTAGAACCTACAATCGATGCTGAGGAGGGAAGATTTTATATTGTAGAAGAAGTAATTATTCCTTCCCGTCAACCTAAACCATCCACAACCGGTATAATTAAACTTTACGGACTTAGTCCCAACAAGGAAGGATCTTTTGTTAGAGACTTTGGAATTAAAACTGAAATTACAAATGCATTAGCATCAACCATTACAATTGGTGCACAGGCTAACGGATATATCAAAGGAGAAGATGCTACAGCATTCTCAAAATGGAACAGAGGTTTAGATGACAGGATTCTACCTATCAAGACTAACCAAGGAGAAACACAAGCCGACAGGGATGCTAAAGCAGCTAAACAAGCTCAATTAGGACAAACCTACTTGAGTATTCAGCAAGAGTACCTAAACTACCTGCAAGGCCTACTTGACTACACATGGGATGAAGAGAAGATATCAGAGTTTAGTAGCATACTAACAAACATGCTAACTTTTGCTCAAACAGCAGCTGCAATTAGCACAGACACAGCCACAGGGATGTTAGGATTCTTACCTATCAACCTTAATATGACCATCAATGGAATATCAGGAATAAAGATCTACCAGCAATTTGCAGTGGATAGCAGCTTCCTTCCATACAATTACGGTTCAACTTTACAGTTTTTAATTAAAGGAATTTCACATAGGATTGAAAATAATCAGTGGACAACCAATATTGAAACAGTTGCAGTACCAAATACAGTAGTTACCTTAGGTAGCACACAAGACTTCGGAGGAGTTAAAGCTTCTGCCGGACCAACAGGAGTGGCAGGTCCTGCTGCAGTACCAACCGGAGAAGTTGTTTATCCTTCAAATACTCCTGGACCGGTAAGGTTAAAGCTAATGAGAAAAAGGGAAGTTACCACTCCTGGATCACCAAACATCGGACAGACATTGGGAGTTTTAGAGCTTTATGATAATACAGGTAATAAGTTAAAACAAAGCTTTACAACAGTTGAATTACTATGGAAAGGAAATAGTTCATCCACAAGCTGTATTCCTCCAGGAAGATATTCCTTTACAAAATCTAAAGCAAATAACAATCCAGGTTTAGGAAGTGTTCTTAGATTAGACAATGTACCTTATAGAGCAGGTATCCTAATACACCCAGGAGTAACGTACCAAGATAGTAACGGATGTATCCTACCAGGTATTGCAAGTCAAGTAGACAGGAATGGAGATGGAGTACCGGATAATAGAGGAGGTTTAAATACAGATACGAATGCTGCAATGCGAGGTATCTTAAACGCAATCTATCCAGCCGGTGCACCAAACGATACTTACATTATTGAAGTTTACGGAATACCAGGAAAGAAATACATTGAAGAAAGAACCGGAGTTGAATATGCAAATCCATCTAGTTTACCTTCTGCAGATCCAGGAACAGCCTCAAGAGGTATTTACATTCAATATGCAAGACTATTAAACGATGTGCTTTTACTAAAGGATGGATTTGACAATTTGAGGCCTTTGCTTCAAGCCACTAAAGGTACCATCAATGATGATGAAGCAGAAGCAGTAGCTAGAATGAGAGGCTTAATTAACGAGAATATAACCCCAGCTGTTTGGAAAAATAAATTAGACCTCAGTAAGTTAACCCCAGATCATAAAAGACTATTCAGAGAACAGTTTAATGCACTAATGAATGCAGTTTTAACTAAGACAGGTCCAATAGGAGCTGGAGCGTATGAGTCTTTTGCATTTAAGTTCCCATCGACTACTAATCAGACACAGTACGGAAAGGAAAGAATATTAATGAATGTAAACTACTAAGATTATGGCATACCTACCCAAACATTACGTCAAAACAGGATTAACTGCCAATCCCGGGGAGTATATCGATAGAGCTACAGGTCAACCTTACTTCGGTCCTTATTATGAAATTGCAACCGGACAGTTCTTTGCAGGAGTAGGTCCGCAGGATCCAAATGCAAGAGAGATTTTACCCTTTGGAGATAACGAAACAAACGCTGGTACTCAATACCAACAGGTTGGAGTTGCTTTTAACTTGGATGTTCCAAACATAAGACCGGGTGGAAGTTCTTACAATATTCAAAACCAACCAACAGTTAATTACCGGGTATTTCAACAGCAGGTAGTTAATGAGTATACAGCTATTAAAAAATTTACGGCTCAAGACTACCAAGTACGGTTCTTACCTTACGGAATAACTCCTATCCCTGATGAGAATGATTATAAGATTGGAGAATACGAAAGATACTTCTGCAAGAAAGCAAACGAGAATCTTTACTTAGAGTTAGATAAGCAGCAGTTTGATAGCCTGGCATCCGGAGATCCTAAGTTCTTTTGGGAGCAATATGTTCCTTTTTCACTTCCTTGGTTACTAGCAGGGCAGGAATCCCAAGTATACCAAACAAATAGGAACATTGTTCAGAAAAGAATTATTAACTTAGAGCTTTTTGGCTTCGATCGATTCTTACAAGAAGACTATGTTAAGTTCTATAAGAAGTAGGATTCTACATTAAAATCTCGTATATTTAGTCAAAGGTTATGTTTTGGCTAATAGAGACTCAAGAGCAGTTTGACAAATTACAGTTCGAATTAGGACCGGAAATATTCGTACTTCCAGTCCAAAGGCATCCAGAAATGCATCCAGGCATTTATGCTCCATTATGTTTATACCTTAGAGATGTTACCCAGCCGAAAGGCTTCTTAGTTAACTACTTTCATCCAGAAGCATTGCAGTTTGACCCTTTGCAGGTTAAAGAATACCTAAGAACGTTTAAGAAAATCTATACACCGGATAAAAAAGCATTAAGTCATACTTACTTTGGTACAAATACTTACGATCTGAACTTGTTTGAGTATAAAGAAGTAAAGAAGCAGACCCATGCTCACAGTTATTTTTCTCAAAGATACCATACAGAAGAGGATCTTAACTCAGTAATTCCAATAGTAAAGCATTTTGAGCAGTGTGAGATTATATTCGAGGAATATGCTTCAGTAATTAAGAAATATGTTCCAAATGAGTATCACGATGATTTGTCTAATGTATTCTGGTTCATAGAAAGAAACGGCTTGAAGGTTAATAGTGCCTTCGAAAGATACTTTGACTTAAAGAGACCCTTTCTATCCCGCTATAACTCTTATACATTCACTCAATACAACCTCAATACCACTACCGGCCGACCTTCCAACACGTTTAACAGCTTAAACTTTGCTGCTTTACCTAAAGAAAACGGTTCTAGATCGGTTTTTGTACCGAGAAATGATTTTTTATTGGAGATTGACTTAACTGCTTACCATCCTACGTTAATTGGACAGATGGTTGGTTACGATTCACCGACCGGGGATATCTACGAAGATTTTGCAGCTAAGTACGGAATGGACCGAGCAGAAGCAAAAGGATTGGTATTTAAGCAGTTATACGGGCATATATTCGATCAATATAAAGACTTTGAATTCTTTCAGTTAACTCAGAAGCTTATTGAGCAGATCTGGATTACGTTCACAAAGACAGGTAAATACACTGTTGAGCAGACAGGAAAGGTGTTTAAGCAAAGTGATTTACCTAACATGAACCCACAGAAACTGTTTAATTACATAATTCAGCATTGGGAAACTTACAATAACGTTGCCTTATTGAAAGAAATTCTGTATATTATTAATAATAGTGAGACAAAATTAGTGCTTTATACCTACGATGCATTTTTGCTAGACACATCCAAGGAAGATAAAGATAAGATTAAGCAAATATTACAAGTATTTAACGATAGAAATTTAAAGATAAAAACAAGTTATGGAACAGACTACGACACTTTACAGCCCCTTTGATATTTATGATAGAGAAACTATCAACATCGGGGACGTGAATAATAAGTTATTTTGCACATTCGTACCACTTAATGAAGTGGATTCCTTTATAAAGGAGATTACGAGTGAGTACACTATTTTATACAATAAGATTTTCATATTGCATATTAAGAGCAATGACGAGTATGTTTGTACCTATAATGTTGATCAGCCTAACATTAACAACATTCCAGAAAATACCATCCTAGTTCATAGGAAAAAAGAGACAAATACTCTCTATACGATTAATGCTTTGAATGAATTGATCAAGAGCCTAAATGAAGGCATTGTAGATACAAACTACAGAATCAATTGGCAGCATTACAAGAATACAGTCTTATTAACTCAACAAGGTGATCTTAAGCTTCTACGCACAAAGATCTATCAGATTGTTGAATTATAAGTTGATACTGTAAAATAAGTTTCGTAAATTCAAATAAAAATTATGGATATCAATTCAATCAAAGCAAAGCTGAATGCTTTGCAAACTCAGCAAAGCCGTCCTTCCGGAGAGGCACGTAAGAATGTCTTCTGGAAGCCTGCCGTGGGCAAGCAAACAATTCGTATTGTACCTTCTGCGTACAATAAATCAAATCCTTTTTCGGAGCTGTACTTCCACTACGGAATCGACAAGAATCCAATCATCTCTCCAACCAATTGGGGTGATAAAGATCCTATCGTTGAATTCGCCAAGCAGTTACGTCAAAGCAAAGACAAAGAGTCTTGGAGACTAGCACGTAAACTCGATCCTAAAATGAGGGTATTTGTACCTGTTATCGTTAGAGGTGAAGAGGCAGACGGAGTTAAACTTTGGGGCTTTGGTAAAGAAATCTACATGGAACTACTTTCTATGGTAGAAGATGAGGACATCGGGGATTACACCGACATCATTTCAGGTCGTGACTTGAACTTGACTACAGTAGGTGCTGAAACTACAGGAACCGGTTTTAACAAAACAACCGTTCGTGCACGTACTAAAGAATCTCCTTTGACTGAAGATGATGCATTACTGCAAACTATCTTGAACGAACAGCCTGATCCTTTGAAAGTATTCTCAAGAATGTCTTTCGACGATATGAAGTCTGTATTGCAGAAATGGTTGGCACCTGACGAAGAAGAAGGAGCAATCTCTTCTGAGCCTGCTACTAACTTTGATGATGCAAAGCCTGCTGCTCCTGTAAAAGAAGAACTTCCTTGGAAGAAATCTGAGAATCCATTTACTCTAGAAGCTCAAGGAAAGAAAGTAGAATCTAAAGCCGACAAGTTCGATTCTTTATTCAACGACGACACCAACGACTTACCTTTCTAATAGACTATGGCTAAGAAAGAAAAAGCATCTTTGACGGAGGCAGTATCTGCAGAACTTAAGAAAGGATTCTCTTTAGATAAGTTCAAAGAGAAGAAGCTTCTTAAAAGCAATGTAAAATTTAAATCCCAGGCGTGGATACCTTTATCACCATCCTTCCAAGAGGTGACATCGATTCCAGGAATTCCAATGGGTCACATTGTAATGCTGAGAGGTCATTCCGATACAGGAAAGACCACAGCATTGCTTGAAGCAGCAGTATCAGCTCAAAAAGCAGGCATTCTTCCGGTATTCATCATCACTGAGATGAAATGGAATTGGGAACATGCTATCCAGATGGGATTGAAAGTAGAACAAACTACTGACGAAGAGACCGGGGAAGTTGTTGATTACGGTGGATTCTTTATCTACGTTGATAGAGAGACTCTAAACACCATTGAGGATGTTGCTGGATTCATTTTAGACTTGATTGACGAGCAGAAGAAAGGAAGCTTACCTCATGACCTCTTGTTCCTCTGGGATTCAATCGGTTCAGTACCTTGCGAACTTTCAGTACGTTCTAACAAGAACAACAACGAATGGAATGCAGGTGCAATGTCAACTCAGTTCGGTAATGGAGTAAACCAACGGATTGTAATGTCAAGGAAAGAGTCTTCACCGTACACTAATACATTAGTAGTAGTAAACAAGGTATGGACTCAAAAGCCTGAATCACCAATGGGTCAACCCAAGCTTATGAACAAAGGAGGATTTGCCATGTGGTATGATGCTACCTTCGTAGTAACGTTTGGTAACATTATGAACGCAGGTACTTCTAAGATTAAAGCAATCAAGGATGGTAAACAGGTGGAATTTGCCAAGAGAACTAATATCCAGATTGATAAGAATCATATCAACGGAATTACAACTCGAGGTAGAATCATTATGACACCTCACGGATTTATCAACGATGATGAAAAGCAGCTTAAGAATTATAAAGACGCTCACTCAAAGGAATGGTCAGCTATTCTAGGAGGAGGAGACTTCGATGTGGTAGAAGAAGCTTATGAGGATTCAACACCCGGTTACTTCCAGGAAGAGCCGGAATAGAATTCCAAAAACTTTTAGAAAGAGCCCTTGCCTTGCAGGGGCTTTTTTCTTATATTTAGATTATATTTATAACTAAAACAAAACATGGATAATTTTGATTTAAAGAAGTACTTGGTAGAAAACAAAGTAACTACTAACTCACAGATGGTAAATGAAATAAGCAGAGAAGCTTATGAAGAGATAGGTAACGTAATTAGCACCTACTCCCAAGAAGACTCTCCAGAAGATGTTGCAGACTTAGTAGGAGAAATGGCTCTAGAATCTCTAGAAGGTGAAGCAGTACCTGAGGGAATGTTTAATGATAAAATGAGAGCAGGTATTGCAGAGCTACTTAGACAGTATAGTAGCAAGAAAATGAGCGACATAGGAGCAGCAAAAAAGCTAGTTCAGTTACTAAAAGATTCTACAAACTACGAAAAAGGTGAAAGAGAACAAGGAGACCAAGCAGGTATAAAGATAGGCTCTGCAGACGGTGTTGATATTTCAGTAGGTGAAGAGTCAAGCTTACAAGACACACAGTACTACATTATCACCCTAGGTAATAAATCTCTAACAGTAAGTGTGGACGTTGGTGGTGAGCCAGTAACGTTAGAGCAGGTAATGTCGGAAACAGGCTTATCTGCAAACAAAGCTCAAATTATTGTTAACCACATTAACAGTCAGTTAGAAGATTAAACCTTATTAGTAAAATAAACCTTAAAGAGCCCTTGCAAGTCAAGGGCTTTTTTATTATATTAGTATAAGTTATGAGAGCAGCATATAAAACCTTACTTGATAACATCAAGGAGGTAGACGAGGTAATACCCACAGAAGAAAATTTTCACTCCCGCGTATTAGTTATTGATGCATTGAATCTATTCTTTAGAAACTTTGCAACCATCAACATGGTCAACAACGACGGAGCTCATATTGGAGGTCTAGCCGGATTTATTAGATCATTAGGTTCATTAATTCAGATGGTGAATCCCACAGGAGTTTATGTAATCTTTGACGGAGTAGGTTCTTCTACTAACAGAAAGAATTTACTACCTGAGTATAAGTCAAACAGAGGCATTAACCGAATTACAAACTGGGATGCTTTTGAATCTTTAGATGATGAGAATGATGCAAAGGTTGGACAAATAACCAGGATCATTCACTACCTTCAGTGTCTGCCGGTTAAAGTTGGAATGATTGATAAGGCAGAGGCAGATGATATGATTGCTTATATGTCTAAAGAGCTTCCAAGAAGATTTAATTCTCAGATGATTATTGTTTCATCTGATAAGGATTACCTTCAGTTGGTTAACGACCACGTAACTCTCTACAGACCGGTTACAAAAGTATTTTACGGACCACAAGACGTTAAGAGAGAATTTATGGTTCATCCGGATAATTTTATTATATACAAAACAATGCTTGGAGACCAATCAGATAAGATTGAAGGCATTAAAGGATTAGGACCAAAGACGCTTTTGAAACTATTCCCAGAGATTCTAGATGTTCCGATGTCAATGCAGGATATCTTCGATTACGCTGAAGATCATTTAACAGAACATAAGATTTATGCCCGGGTATTGTTTGCAAGGCAGAACCTACTCAACCATTACAAGTTAATGGATCTTAAGAATCCTATTCTAGATGACAGGCAGATTGATTATATCAACGGACTTATCAAAGAAGAGAACAACGAGTTCCACAAGAAGCATTTCATTGAGCTTTACGAGATGGACGGCCTGGCACATTTTATTAAGAATGTCTCCTACTGGGCGACAGATACCTTTTTTAGGTTGTCTAAATTCAAATAAGTTCGTATATTTATAACATATTTATAACTAAAACAAAACATGGATAATTTTGATTTAAAGAAGTACTTAGTAGAGAATAAAGTAACTACTAACTCTAAGATGGTAACTGAAGCAACAGAGGCAAAAGCTTGGCTTGTAGGTGAAGAAGATGGACTTCCAAAAATTATGGGATTTTCTTCTGTTGAAGATGCTAAAGAAAATCAATTTGATGAAATGGCAGATGATCCATACAACCGCCCTTTATTTACTTCATTAGAAGATTTAAAAGCATATCTTGATGCTCAATATATGCGCGATTACGATATTGAAAAATACCGTTTCGTCAAATAAGAAACATTAAAAAATAAACTTTAAAGAGCCCTTGCAAGTCAGGGGCTTTTTTCGTATATTAATAGTAATAAGTTATAAAAAGAAGTTATAAAAAATGGCAGCGTTAAAGACACTAGTAGATTACGGAGCTCCTTTCCAAGTCAAGACAATCGGGGCATTATTAACCAGAAAAGAATTCGTTCAGAACATTTACGATATTTTATCTGATGAGCACTTTCCAAACCCTGCTCATAAGTGGATTATCAATGAAATTTTACAATATTGGAATAAATACCATACTGTAATCTCAATGGATACTCTAAAAATAGGAGTGAAAAAACTAGATAACGATGTACTTAAGACTTCGATTGTTGAGCAGATCAAAGAAGCTTACCGACATTCAGACGATGAACTTCAGTATGTAGAAGAAGAATTTACTGCCTTCTGTAAGAACCAACAATTAAAAACCGCTCTATTAAATTCAGTTGACCTTCTAAACTCAGGTGACTACGATAACATTCGTCACTTGATTGATAACGCGTTAAAGGCTGGACAGGATAGGAATATTGGACACGAATATAATAAAGATATTGAGACCCGTTACCGGGAGGATTATCGCCCCACTATTCCTACTCCCTGGCCTATGTTGAACCAATTAACCCAAGGTGGTTTTGGAGCTGGTGACTTAGGTATCGTATTCGGTAATCCCGGAGGAGGTAAATCTTGGATGATGGTTGCATTGGCAGCTCACGCAGTTAAGATGGGTTACAACGTTGTTTACTATACTTTGGAATTAGGTCAAGATTACGTTGGTAAACGATTCGACTGTTACTTTACCGGGCATTCAATTGAGGAAGTACAGCACCACAGACCAGAGGTTGAGAGCATAGTTGAGGGTCTGGCCGGTAAGCTAGTAGTAAAAGAGTATCCGCCTAAAGCAGCCTCTGTAGCAACCTTGAAAGCCCACCTTCAGAAGTGTATTGATGCAGACATCAAACCTGATATGGTAGTAATTGACTACATCGATTATCTCCGACCACCTTCCAAGAAGTTTACTGAAAGGAAAGATGAGATTGATGATATGTACGTTGCATGTAAAGGACTTGCTAAGGAATTCAAAGTAGTTGTTCTTTCACCTTCTCAGGTTAACCGAATGGGAGCAAAAGACGATATTATCGAAGGAGATAAGGCAGCAGGTTCATATGATAAGATTATGGTTGCCGACTTCTGTTTATCTTTATCCAGAAAGAAAGAAGATAAGGTTCATGGAACAGGTCGAGTACACGTTATGAAGAATCGATATGGAATGGACGGTATGACCTTCGGTGCAAAGATCGATACCAATAACGGTCATATCGAATTGACCGAAGATATGCCAACCTACGAAGATTCGACTTCTAACACACCCACAACCTTTTCCCAGGTAGATAGCTTCGATAAGAAGGAATTAGCTAAGAAATTCATGAAACTTTCATCTTTTTCTTAAAAAAACCGGGAATTTTTAATAAAAACTGGATAGTTATTAAATACAATACAAATTAATACAATGAACATTTCAACAAAAATTTTAAGCGAGATCACAGTTTTCATGAAATATGCGAAATACCAACCGCATTGGAGTAGGAGAGAAACATGGTACGAGTTGGTAACAAGAAACAAAGAGATGCATCAAAAGAAATATCCGCACCTAGCGGATGAGATTGAAGCAGCTTATAAGTACGTTTATGACAAAAAGGTTTTACCTTCCATGAGATCGATGCAGTTTGCAGGACGTCCTATCGAAGTAAACCCGGCACGTATTTACAACTGCGCATTCTTACCTATTGATGATTGGAGAGCTTTTGGTGAAGTAATGTTCCTATTGCTAGGAGGAACCGGGGTTGGTTATTCAGTTCAGAACGACCACATCGAAAAGTTACCTGAAATTAGAAAGCCTAAACAGAATCGTAAAAAGAGATTCCTTATCGGAGATTCTATCGAAGGATGGGCTGATGCAGTTAAAGTACTAATGAAATCTTACTTTACAGGAACTTCTTCTATTGAGTTTGATTTCTCAGATATCAGACCAAAAGGAGCAAGATTGATTACTGCCGGCGGTAAAGCACCAGGACCAGCACCTTTGAGAGAGTGTTTGGTTAAGTTGCAAGGTATTCTAGATACTAAGCAGGACGGAGATAAGTTATCCACTATCGAAGTTCATGATATGGTTTGTCATATTGCTGATGCAGTATTGGCAGGTGGTATCAGAAGAGCTGCTTTGATCTGTTTGTTCTCTCCCGACGATGATGAGATGATTTCTTGTAAGTCAGGTGCTTGGTGGGAATTGAATCCTCAACGTGGAAGAGCTAATAACTCAGCTGTTCTATTGAGATCAATTACTGAGAAAGATCAATTCTGGGATATTTGGAAGAGAATTGAAGCATCAGGAGCAGGTGAACCTGGAATATACTTTACCAATAATATCGAGTGGGGAACTAATCCATGCTGTGAGATTGCTTTGAAGCCTTTCCAGTTCTGTAACTTATGCGAAGTAAACGTTTCGGATATTCAGTCTCAAGAGGATCTAAACAATAGAGTTAGGGCAGCAGCCTTGATCGGAACTTTGCAGGCCGGTTATTCTGACTTCCATTACTTGAGAGAGGTTTGGAAACGTACTACAGAGAAAGAAGCTTTGATCGGAGTATCAATGACCGGTATTGGATCAGGAGTTGTTACTCAGTATGATATGGCTAAAGCAGCCGAAGTAGTAAAAGAAGAGAATGAAAGGGTTGCTAAGCTTTTAGGAATCAACAGTGCCGCAAGATGTACTACAGTTAAGCCAGCAGGCACAACCTCTCTAACACTTGGAACCTCTAGTGGAATTCATGCCTGGCATAACGACTTCTATTTAAGAAGAGTAAGAGTAGGTAAGAACGAAGCAATTTACACTTACTTAAACATCTACCATCCAGAATTATTGGAAGATGATAAGTTCCGTCCTCACGATACTGCAATCATTACAGTACCTCAAAAGGCTCCTGAAGGTGCAATCTTGAGAACAGAATCACCTTTTGATCTTTTAGAGAGAGTAAAGAAAGTAACTAAGGAGTGGATTAAGCCTGGCCATAGAAAAGGAAACAATACCCATAACGTTTCAGCTACAATCTCAATTAAAAGCGACGAATGGGATGCAGTTGGAGAATGGATGTGGGAGAATAGGAAGTTTTATAACGGGCTTTCAGTATTACCTTACGATGGACATACTTACGTTCAAGCTCCTTTCGAGGATTGCACTGAAGAAGAGTATAATCGATTGATGACTACCTTACGTGATGTTGACTTAAGTAAAGTTATTGAGTTAGAGGATATGACTGACCTAGCAGGAGAAGCTGCCTGCGCCGGAGGAGCCTGCACGGTTACAACTCTTTAAGTAATTTCACAACCGCTTACTCAATTTCACAAGTACCGACTATTTATATTATATGAGTAGTCGGTATTTTATTTATAGGATTTTTAACAACGTTAATGGAAAAGTTTATATTGGAAAAGCGAAAAGCTGTGAGCGTCGTTGGGCAGAACATATACGAAATGTAGAACAAGGAAGACAACATCCGCTGTATGATGCAATAAGAAAATACGGAATAGAAAATTTTACATTTGAAATAGTCTTTGAAACAACAGAAGAACTAGTTGATGCACAGGAAAAAAAATTAATCGAGCTATTATCAAAATACCCAGACGGGTATAACTTAGCAGAAGGCGGAACCGGCGGCAATACTAAAAAACACTGGCCCTCAGAACGTTGGGATGAGCATAGAAAGAAATATAAGCAAAAAAACTACAAAGAGAAAAGAGAAAGTAACCCCCAAATATACAAACAAATCCCAGGTCTTTTTGAAAAACTCGAAGCAGGAGAAATAACAAAAGCTGAAGCGGTACAGATGAGACGAGCAGCTGGCATTTACACTGAAGCGGAACTTACGGGAAAGCAAAAGCAAAAAGAAATACATAACACAGCAGAGATGCGAGCTAAGAAGAGTGAGAATGCAACAGGTAAATCAAATAGCAGGTGGCTAGGATACCTACAGGTTTTTGATATTAACAATGTACTGATTCAAGAATATGAAACAGCAAAAGAGGCAAGCGAAGCACTAAACATTCCAGCACACACAATAAGGGAAAAAGCAAGATCAGGTGAGTCTTACAAATGCGTCAAGAAGACAAAAGAGCATTACGGTATCACCTTCAAATTTAAAAACTCAGAAGTAAAATAATCTTCATCGAAAAAGTTTAAGAAAGGGCCTGTTAACGCAGGCCTTTTTCTATTTATATTAGAATTATGAAAGGTCTATTTCTAACCAGTATGTTATTCATAGCCAATCTAGCCTTTGGTCAAATTAAAATAGACAAAGCAGGTAATGGATGGGACCTTAAGATAGATTCAGCATTACAATTAATTAAAGAAGTCGATATTGAAAAATTTCAACTAATCGACAGTGTTTGTGAGAGAGTGGAATTCTGGTCTTCTGGGTTTTCTTCTAACGAAGGAAGTTATGGAAAGAAAGGAACGATCCTAGTTGCTGTTAAAGATGTGCAGTTAAACTCAATTAACAACCTCGCAGTAGTGATGGTTCATGAGAGTTTACACTTACATGTTTTACAAAAAGGGTACATCGTTGCTCCTGAACAAGAGGAAGCATGGTGTTACAGGTATGAGCTTACCTTTATTGGTAAGCTTAAGAATCCTGAACCTTGGTTAAAACAACATGCAATAAAACAATTAACAAACATACAAAAATGAAAAAACTCATCGCATTCCTTTTGACGGCATTAGCCGTTTTCGGAGTATCGGCACAATCAGCTTCAACCTCTCCCGGAACAGGGCACTGGGTGGTGATTGACTCTGGTTACCAAGTAGCAACTACTACTGCCGGACAGACTGTTGCCCCTCTTTATTTCTACAACACATCAACATCTGAGAAGATTACAGGTCTTCAGTACAGAGTATTTTATGATAACACAGCCTTCACGGCAGTTGTTCCTTCATTGAAGATCTCTACTACTGATCAATACCTACAGTATGTTGACAGTAATGCTCAAGGGTTCTTAACAGTTACTTTGGTTTACACTGGTACTAGTTCAACTTTCAACTATTCTAATGGAGCAACCTTCGATCTTACTTTCACTCATGCCGGTGAAGCTATCTGGAACAACTTAGATTCTATCAAGACATTAAAAGTTTCAGGCGTTAAAGCATTCTCAAACAAGGCTGCTACTAACTGGGGTAATGATACTACATTGGTAGTTTATTCTTACGGTGGTCGTTTCAACCAGAAAGTATTAAGATTTGCTGCTAAATTTAAGAACGTTACAGGTTCAGATGCTAAGAATTTGTGGGTATCTTTAGAGAAGAGAGCAAAAGGTTCTTCAACTTGGTCTCAAGTAGAAGCTAAAGCTACTAACTCAACCGGCGTTGTTGTATTCAGAAAATTCTTGGATACTACTTACTGGGATGTTAGAATGGCGATTAAAGGAGATACAATGACTCCTGGTAACGTATTCTCTACTGCAGATGCTCAAAAGATCAACCAATCAATCTTAGCTCAATACACTCCTACAGGATTTGATTTCTACACAATGGACGTTAACGGAACTGATGGAACAATCAGCATTGCAGACGTTTATTCAGTTTATGGAAGATTGGCAGGTAGATTCTCATCTTGGCCTAATTCTAAGAAGGATGTAATGTTCTTCACAGTTGCCGAATACAATTCAATTAACGGATCTGCTACCAACTTAACTTCAACCTACTCTACAATCAACAACCTAACATTCTCAATTGACGGTCAAGATTCAACTACTTACTACGTAGCTGTTAAGGGTGATGCTAACTCAACAGGATTTAAGATGGCTCGTTTGACTCCTATCAAGATTGTTAACCCTGCTAATGCTAAAAACTACATCATCGATAATTCAGTTCAGTATGACGACGTAACTGAGACTATTGAGGTTAATATGCCTAAAGTTAAAGTTGACGAAGGTAACTTAGTTAACGTTCCTGTTAAAATGTTAACAGACGGAAAACAATTAGGAGCAGTTCAATTAGAATTAAAGTACGATACAGCATTACTTGAGTTCAAGAAAATTGATTTGAGTGACAAAATGATAAACTGGACTTCATATACTAACCCATCTAACGGAGTAGTTGCTTTTGGTGCTGCTGACTTGAAAGGTAATCAATTAGTAAACGACGGTGAACAGCTTTTCACTATGCAATTCATTGCTAAGAAGCCACAATCAGAATGGGCAACAGCAGCTATCTGGACTGGACCTAAATACGTTGGCGGTAATGATGCAAGAGATATGAACATTACTCCTGCAATGGGAGTGATTGAAGTACGTAAAATTAAAAAGCCTGTTAAGTTGAATGACTTAGAAAACATTCTTATCTTCCCTAACCCAACCGACGGAGAAGTAATGATTCAATTCAGAGTTGATCAAGAATCAGAAACAGAAGTTGCCGTTAGTGACTTAGTAGGAAGAAAGGTAATGGAGGTAATTAACACCAAAATGCCTGCCGGAGAATACAAATACGTTGTTAATTTAACACAATTGACCGATGGCTTCTATTTAGTATCAGTTAAAACCGATACAAAAATCTCAACCTCTAAAATAATTATAACTAAATGAGTTTAAAAGAAACACTAAAAAACGCAGCAGGGTTAACCAAACCCGAAGCATTTGTTAAGGTAGATGATAAAAATCGTTTCTACTACATGTTACAGCAAATGCAGTCCAATCGCTGGAAGATCACAGCAATCGTTTTAGGATTGTTTACATTAATCATTGTCGGCATTAATGCTGCAGTATTCTTCGGAGCATCTATTCAAGAGGATTGGAAAGAGATGCTACTTATTTTGTTAGGTGCCTTCGTTGGTAACTTAAACAAAGTAGTTGATTACTGGTTCAATTCAGAAGACAGAGATAAAATGTTAATAGCTAAGGTAGACGAAGAAGATGATACCCCAGAAGTTTTAGCAGCTAAGTATAGTAAAAAAGAAGAAGATTAAAAGATAAATAATATGTCAGAAGAACAACAAGAAGAAAGCGTAATGTCAGCTACCAAGAAAGCAATCATTGGTGCTATCACTACAGCAGTTACAGCCGGCGGTGCCTGGTTTGCAACCCACTTAGGCGGTGGCGAAGAGCCTAAAGAAGAAGCTAAAACAGAACAAGGTGCAGCTGCTGCTCCTGTTGTGATTAACTTGCAGAACAACAACACCAACCAGCAGAAACAATCTTCAGGTGGAACAAACACAGTTATTAAAGAACGTGTAGTTGAAAAGCCTGCTGCTGCTACCCCTGCTCCTGCTGCTAAGCCTGAACCTAAAGAAGAAGATCCATGGTAAGAAATATCCTTGTTGCTTTTTTATTAGTTATTATGATTGGATGTGGTTCAATGAAAACCACAACCGAACAAGACGTTATTGAAACTAAAGATATTTCTTCAGTATCAAATTACACAGATAGCTTGAAATATGCTGTTCAAGTAATTAACGTTGATATGACTAAAGTTTTAGCTTTATACCCAGACCTTCAAGAAAAGAATGTTGGGTTAGGATTTGCCGAATCAGTGTTAGATTATTTAGATGAAACAGGAAGATTTATATTTACAGAAGAAAAATCAGAAATCAAGGAAAGAATGGTTACCCAATTCAAAGCTTCTAAAAAAGGAGTCTTCGAAGAGCCCATTGATGGAAAGGGTAAGATTAAAGCTGCTCGTTACTTTGTTTATGTTACTGTGGCCGATTTTGCTGTTGATGAAGACGAGACTGTGGAAAAAGGCAAAAGCAAAGTTGTTGTTACTACTTTCATACGTCTCCAAGTTAGGTTCGTTGATGCTACAACGGGACAGGTCTACATTGGATCAGGAGAGGGAGAGTCAACAAAAGTAGGAGAATCGTTCTTAAAATCTCTTGATATGAAGTTTTCACAGAGTACTGTTGGTAAGGCAACTAGAAAGTCTTTAGAGACTGCTACAACTAAAGTAATTGAAAGCTTGATCAGGAACGGTGTCTTTAAAAACTAAAATATTATTTTTTTTATTTATGATAGGACTGTCTTTAAACGGGCAGTCCTTTCTTTATTCATACGTTGATCCTTGTACTAAGGAGACTAAATTTATTACAGCAGACATGAACAGCCCAATCGTGGTTGTTTATTATAATCAGGTCAGAACGTTTAGCTACACTGAATTATCAGATGGAACTTTTGACTTATGGATGGCCGATATTTATAACAAATACAAGTCAACCTCTCCATGTCAAGGGGCAGTAGCTACAACTACAACAACCACATCGACGAACCTGGCTTCAAACGTTGTTAATAGTGTAATGAACTTAAACGCTATTGCCAATGTTGGGTCATTTACTTCAGTGGGAACAAACATAGGTGGAACTACTTCAACAGGTTCAGGATCGGTCAGTACTTCGAATAACAAAGAAGATGGAAATTCACAGTCGAATACGAACCAGGACAACAATGGAGATAATAATTCAGGCAATA